ACAGTTGAAAATTTACCTATTGACGAAGCTGTAAATGTAGCTAGAAGATTAGTTGAATGTTTATCTGTAAAACGTGCTTCTAATTATGATACATGGATTGAAATTGGTTGGATATTATACAATATAGGTGAAGGTTGTTTAGAAGCTTTAGATATATGGATTAACTTTAGTAAGAAAACTTCACGTGGTAATTTTAATGAAGCTATTTGTGTTCATGAATGGAATAAAATGTATAAAGGTAATTATACATTAGGTACATTAAAACATTATGCTTCACAAGATAATCCTGAAGCATATGGACTATTCTTAGCTGATGAAAAAAATAAACGTATTAAAGATTCTTTAAACGGTGGTCATTATGATCTTGCTAGACAACTTTTTGATGTTTATGGTCAACAACATGTTTGTGCATCTATCGAAAAAGATCTTTGGTTTGAATATAAAAATCATCGTTGGACCGTAGATGAAAAAGGTATGGAATTAAAACGTAAAATTGCTGCTTGTCTTATTCCACGTTATAGAGATGAAGCAAAACGTCAATATGATGATATAGAAGCAGATGTAGAAAATCCAGTTGTAGTAGAAGTAAATGGTCGTAATTTAGGTAATGCAAAAAAAATAAATGGTATTATTGGTAGTTTGAATACATCTGGTTTTAAACAAAGTGTTATGAAAGAATGTCAAGAATTATTTTACAATAAAGATTTCTTTCAAAAACTTGATGATGATCCTTATTTATTAGGTTTTAATAATGGTGTATTAGATTTAAAAACTTGTACATTTCGTAAAGGTAAACCTGACGATTATATCAGTTACACAACTGGTTATGATTTTAAAGAATATAAACATGATGATATTGAAATTCAAGATATTGAACATAATTTAGAAAAAATATTTGTTGATCCTATTCTTCGTGAATATTTTATTAACTATGCTGCTACTCTTTTACGTGGTGGTAACTTTCAAAAAACATTTGTTGTTATGTCTGGTGAAGGTGATAATGGTAAATCTGTTATTATTGAAATTATTGAAAAAGCACTTGGTGATTATTGTATTAAATTTCCTACTACACTTCTTACTGGTAAACGTGCTCAATCTTCAGCTGCTAATCCAGAATTAGATCGTGTTCATGGTCGTCGTTTTGCTGTTATGCAAGAACCAGATGGAAAAGACGTTATTAATGCTGGTATGTTAAAAGAATTAACTGGTAATGATAGTATGTATGTTCGTGGTTTATTCAAAAATGGTCGTGAAATTCGTATCATGTTTAAACTTGCTTTAATTTGTAATAAACTTCCACGTCTTTCTGCTGATGATCAAGCTACTTGGAATCGTGTTCGTGTATTGATGTTTGAATCTTGTTTTCCTAAAAATGCTTCTTTAGTTCCTAAAACATTTGAAGAACAAAAAATTAAAAAAATATTTCCTCGTGATAATGATTTTAGTGAAAAAATTCCTCATATGAGAGCTCCTTTTATGTGGTTCATCTTACAACGTTATAAACAACTTAAAAATGTCAAACTTAGTGAAATGGTCGATCCACCTAAAGTTACAGAAGCTACTCGTGCTTATCGTGAAAATAATGATTTCTTCTTACAGTTCATTAATGAAAATATTAAAATGGATTATACTCCTGAAAATAATGGCCTTGCTTTATCTGAAATTTATAATGTATTTGTTGACTGGTATAAAGCTACTTATACTAACAGTAAATGTCCTAATAAAATTGAACTTAGAGAAGACTTAAGTCGTAGATGGGGTAATCCAATTGCTGGTAAATGGAAAACTGTTCGTTTCCGTTCTTTACTAGATGAAGAAGAAGAAGAAAAATGTGGTACATTTACAGAAATTGATCAAACAAATTAAACAAATTTAAATTTGTATTTAAATACTTACTTTTTAATACTATATAGAGTATTAAAAATGACAAAACCTACTTGGTCACAAGAACATAACAATATTTTACTCGAATATTGTAGTAAAAAAATTTCTTTAAAGGAAATTGCAATTGCTTTAGATAGAAAAATTGGAGATGTTAAATATCATATTAGAGATTTAGCTGTTGCTGATTTTATAAATGGAATTTCAAAACAAGATTTATTACTAAAATATAATTTAACTATGCATCAATTAAATGATTCAATTAATAAAGTTACTGAATCTGAAAATAAATTAAAAGAAAAAACTAAATCTACTACTTCAAGCACAAATAATACTCGCACAGATATAACTTATAATACAAGAAGTAAAAATAAAGATAATAAAGATAATAATGAAACTAAAAATATAAACACAAACAGAATTACAAATGAAGACGTATTTATTGTTATTGAATTACTAAAAGAAATACGTGATATATTAAAAAATACAGCTACATTGAGAGAATGAATCTCATAAATAATTATTATCTACTGTGTTCTACTATTTTTTAATATATTTGTAAATATTGTAACTATATCAATTAATGTTATAAGTATTTCTTTCATTCTACATTTTATATTATCAGGTATGAATGCATTTTGTTCACATAAATTTACTAACTTTATAGTTGATTTTGTATATTCTAATAATGTCATTCCAAACACATATTTTGAAATATTTGAATGATAAATCATCATTATATTTTATATATTTTATTTATTATTAGTATTATTAATAATAATATTAAAAAAATCATTTTTATTAATTATTTTTAATAGTTTATTATTAATAATAACAAAAATTACATAAATAAATGGGTATACAATTTGTTGATAAATATAGTTTATTACATTTTGCTGTTGGTATATTATTTAGATTTTTTAATTTAAACTTTACAATAAGTTTACTACTTCATATTTTATTTGAAATCATTGAAAATAGTAAATATGGTGTTTATTTCATAGATCATTTTATAACATTTTGGCCAGGAGGAAAAAGAAAATCAGATTCTTTTATAAATAGTGTAGGTGATACTGTATTTTTTGGTTTAGGTTGGTTGATTGCCAATATGATTATTACAAATTAAAAATTAAATCTTCAATATACATAAAATGTTAACTTGTAATAATAAACATTTTATAAGAGATATTTTATTACTTTTCATTGCAGGTAATTTAAGTTATATATTAGATTTATCCACATCAAAAAATTTATATAAAAATTGTATGTCATTAGCACCTCAAACTTTTATATTATTACACCATTATATATCTATTTTTTCATTATTTGCTTGGCTTAGTAATAATAAATATATTTTAATATCAAATATCATTCTTATTATTTGTATGTTTGCACATTGGATGTTGAATAATAATGTATGCGAATGGACTAGAAAAACAAAAGAACAATGTGGAATAAATGAAGATTTTAGAAGTATAATTAAAGTACTTTTTCCTAGTTTTGGTGACAAAAATAGAACAAATCAAATTATTTATTTAGTTTTTAGTTTAATAATTTCTGTTATAAAATTAACTATATTTAATAAAAAATAAAAAGATTACCAGTACCAACCTCCTCTATAACCATATCCACATCTACAACCTCTTCTTCCACATCTACAACCAGGTCTACGATATTCACCTAGATAATAAGGATTCCATAATCCTCCTCTATTTCTCCATCCCCAATTCCATTTAAATTGTTCAGATTCAGAATAATATATTAATCCTACTATTATGAATAGTAATAAAGCAATATTAATTATATTATAATTAAGCATATTTTTATTATAAAATAAATATTTTAATTTTAAAATTATTAAAATATTAAAAAACTAGTACACTTTTATTTATAAATTTATTTGATAAAAATGAAAGTTCCTTTTTTTATTTATCAAATAAATATCTTGTTGTATTTGCTGCTAAATTTGACAATAATCTTACAAAATTACCGAGATATTTTCCACTAAGTCCTAAACTATTAAATAATTGTTGTGCATTTTGATATAAAAATTGATTAGCTTCATCTGATAAATAACCACTTCCTTTTAGTAATGATCTAACATATTCTTGACAATTATTATTTCGACCATCATATAAGTAAAAGTCATATGGATGTATTTTTATTGCATTTTGAAAAAATTCAGTTAATGTTAACTGATTATCACTTGAAATATCTTTAATTACAAAACAATCTTTTGCTATTAAATCTTTATCACTAAACTCTACGATTGATGTTTTTTCTGTTTTTATTGTAAATGTATCTAATCCATTTGTTAATGTAATATTTAACCATAAATGAAATATTGCATCCATACCTCTTTTTTCTAATTCTTTTTTGAATGCACCTCTTGTTGCATAATTAAATAAATTATTTATTACTTGAGTTAATGGTCTTCGACATAATTGTAAACCTATAATTCTATATTGACCATATTTTAATAAAAATTCGATTACAGAAGTTGTTGGTGTATTATATGGATCATTAAATCCTGAAAAAATTTTATATGGATTTATAATTATATCAGGTATATCTTTTAATACTTTTAATGGTAAATAGGAATATTCATTTAATTTATTTAAAGATATTGGAAAAACATCACCATATTGTTCTTTATTTTGACTATAAATAATTAAGATACAAAATAATATACATATTAATAATAACAATGTAACTATTTTATTACTATTCATTTCTTTTTAATATTTTAAATATTAAAAATATTTTTTTTTCAAATTTTACTTATAAATATACAAATTGTTTTAAATTTGCGTATAAATCTGTCAACTTTCTACTTGTATTTTTAGCAAATCCTAATCCTTCTAATAATTCTTCTGCTTTTTGATTTATAAATATTTCTAATTCGTCTGTATCTAATTCATTACCATACATAAAACTTTGAACAAATATTTGACAATTACTTTTTGCACTATCATATATCCAAAATGGTGAATTACATAATTGTGGATGAATATTAATCGCATTATTTATAAAATCTACAAATTTTATTTCTTTTTTTAAATTCACATGTAAACAATCTGCTATTTGATTTTCTCGTATATTATTAATTTTTACAACTTCATCTTTTTCGAGTCTAAATTGTATCATATCTCCTGTTTCAAAATTAAGTAAAGTTATATTCATAAATAAATGAAATAAATCTGGTATATTTCGTTTTTTCATTCTTGATTCAAGTTTTCCACCAGATAATACATTCATTAATAATTTTACAGTTGATACTACTGGTGTTTTACATACGTCAATATTTACTACATTATAATTTCCATATTTTATAATAAAATTTGCAACTTCAGGTAATGGTTTATTTTCAGGTGTTTTAAATAAACTACTAACTGCATCTTTTGGATTACGTTTTAAATACTTTATTGCTTGTTCTGTTTTAGAGCTTAAACGTTGTATATCCTTCTCATTTATGAGTTTTTTTATATCATCAAATATTCCATATTTTTCTACTTTGTTATAGTTATTTTTTTGTATAATTATTAATATACAAAGTATAACTAGTATTATAAATAATACTACAGTCAGTAACATTTCAAAACGTACTAACTTGTCAGAAACTATTTTTACTATTTTAACAGTATTTACTGTTAAAATATATTATTATCACAATAAC